GAGTTAATAAAATTGATACCCCGAAGGCGTATCTATTTCCAGCTTACTTTATACTGGACCAACTAACGAGTGGTAGTGAAATCTCTCGGACGCCTTTTACCGTGAACGTCAAACAGCCCTAAGGTGGGCAAACTCTTCGCACACTGCTTGATACACCTAGCAAGTAGGGAGCGCAATTGCAGTAGACTTCAATCGGCGACCATGGATATTTAACCAGCCTTCGTGGCCATGCTGGTTCCCATCCCGTTGGGACATTATTATTTATACTTTCTTTTTCGATCCTATATTATATTTCGGTACTAATTGCCACTCATGTTTCTCTTTGTGAGATATAATCTTGACTTGGCTAATGAAGATTGGTTCAGGAACTTGAATCTGAGATTCATTAATAACCTTCACCAAACCCCAATCTTGTAACAACTTAACGATTGCATTTCTACGTGCCAAATCATTCTCGGTCAAATCAGAAGGTTTACCGTCAATCGCAAATAATTCTTTAAAGTGTACGATGTAATACTTACCTTGTTTATGTAAGATGTGGCAAGATTGAAAAAGTGTTTTATCTTTCTTAGAGGCGACACCAATCCTGGTTAGTGTTTCACGTACTTTTAAAAAATCATCAGATTCTGTTAAGTTAACCTCAACTAGGTCTTGTATTCCTATCATTATTTACTCCGCCTGTATTTGTTTTTGCTTTTATTTCAGCGATTTGTTCATCTGTAAGAATACGCAATGCTTGTTTGGCTTTTTCATTAGAATAACCAAAATACTGCTTGACACATTCTATATCTTTTAAGACCTCGGCTTTTTGCCATGGTTGAAACTTACGCTTCATAGGTCTGATTGTATTTAGAAGATACTGGTATTGCATATCGGAGTCCAATCCCGAATTCAAATTCAATTCGTTTGCATACAATACACAATCCATGTGGAAAGACAAAGCGCGGTTAACCATAAATGGTTTGTAGTCTTTGTATTCCCGCTCTTCATTAAATACATTCTTCTTAGTCTGAAGAATAGACGGAACAATTTCTTTGAATAAATCAGGCATTATTTGAACTCACACTCAACCATGATTTCAGTCAAACAAGCAATCATGTTGATTTCATGGTCAGCAACAAATGCAGTTTGATATTGGTATTTCGCCAACACCAACACCAATTGTGGTACGGAGTTAGGTTGCAACAAGTCATAAAGTGTGTCATACAACTTACGATAAATCTTTGTAGGATCGTTATCCAAGTTGTTTGCAACCCATTTACGGCAACCTGCAAAGTCTTTCGTTTTCAATGATTTAATGAGGTCTGTCAACTGCACATCAGAAACTGATGCAAGAATACCTTTGTCAATTGTGCCGCTTGCACTATACCGCTGAAGCTCGTTAAGAATACGGCGATTATCAGGGAAATGCTTAGTAATAATTTCCGCAACAACTGGTTTATCATAGGTTACGCCTTCTTTTTCCAGAATAAACTCAACACGTTTGAAGAATGCGGCAGCCATCTTAGCTTTAGAACCGTTCAACTTAAAGTCAATACAGGTACAACGAGAATGGATCGGATCAATAATACGATTCTTGAAGTTACAGGTAAAGATGAAAGAACAGTTGCTGGAGAACTCCTCAATCGCACCACGAAGTGCAGGTTGAACGGATTCAGCATTCATGTAGTCCGCTTCGTCAACGATAATGACTTTGCGACCACCCATCAAGGACATGGATGATGCATAGTTTTTAATCTTGGTACGGAAGGTTTCAATCATACGGCCTTCATCAGAACCGTTGATTACTAGATAGTCACAACCGACTTCTTCACAGAGAGCCTTTGCAACAGTTGTTTTACCGACACCGGCAGTGCCAGACAACAATAGATTGGGAATCTCTTTTCTATTTACAAATTCTTGGAAAGTTGCCTTCAAATTATCAGGAAGAATACATTCTTCAATTGTTTTTGGGCGATATCTTTCCACCCACAAAAATTCTTCTCTCATTCAAAAACTCCATAATATAAAAATTCATTGTATCAGATTCTACGCCACTGGTCAAGTTCTTTGACGTAGAGTTTGCCATCAGGACCTGGAGCCATATTCACAGTAACACGCTTTTCTGTTCCAGGTTTGTAATTTGGACCTATACCAACAAAGTAATAATTTCCATAACTACTTTGTTGGGGTGGCAGTTCTTCACCATATATTGCTTGGAGTTGCAACACAGGTTTAGTTTCAAGTTGTTTTTCTAACTCCGCAGTTGGCAATTCATCTTGTTTATAAACAATCCTTTCTTTGGCTTGTTTGTAACCTTCAACACCAACTGCGAGTAGACCAGCAAGGCCTAATGTTTTAGTAAAAGACCTACGACTTGCTTTTTCCATTTTTAACAACCTTTTTAGCAGGTGTTTTAGTAGCAGTACGTTTTTTCACTGGAGGTTTTGTTTCTGGAACACTCGCCGCAACAGCATCAAGTTGTCTTTCTGACAAAGCACCATCGTCTTTTTCATACTTTGGTTTTTCTTCTTCTTTGAAAGCATCTTCAAGTTGTTGTGGTGTTGGTTTAACCAACAACTCATACTCAATGGTAACTAGTTGTTCTTTTTCAGGACCTAGTTTAACCAATGGTTTGTCTTCTTCAACAGCGGGACCGCCACCAGAAGTAGTATCACCTAACGGTGCAACAACAGGTTCTGGTTGTTTTTCTACAGGCTTTGATTTGAAAAATCCAAATAGTTTACTTAACATCTTTGATACTTTCTAATAGAGCTTCAAACTCTTTAAATTCTGCAACTTCTTCTTGCAGAGATTGGTTGTATTGAACTTTAGCCATGCGTTTGATAATCTTTTTAGGGATTTTCAATTCATCATGAGCCAAACCTACGATATCACCCATTGATTGTGAGGTTGACTTTGCACGAGCCAAACAAACAACAATTTCTTCAATGTAACCTTTGAGAGCCTTTAGTTGTTTCTCATCAAAAGTTCCGTATAAAGTTTGCACTTGATTAGTCATTATTTAGACCTCCCTGGATCTTGCCAACCACACTTAGAATGTCTTCATTTGTGGCTACGTTTCCGTTTAGCAAGTTAATCATAGTCAATTCAACTCCGTCTGGATTTTTACCAGAGAAAATAACCGACACTTGTTTTGGATTTACCCAAATTGGATTGCCTGTTTCGGCATCAGTAAAATGTAACAACATATTAGTGTGAACTCAATTTAGTTTCGATGGTAATCCAGTATTGAATATCATCTTTTGTGTTTTTAAAGTGTGCAAAACCCTTGAACGAGATTTGTACGTCATAAGAACCTGCAACCATCTTAATGTTTTCTGTGTTAAAGACCAACTTGAAAGTATGGCCATTACCATCACCAACTTTAATGGCATTTGTGTGTGCAGAATCGTCTTTCACATCACAAGCAACAAGTTCCACAGTTTCACCATCAGAACTCAAAGCAATGTTTGGTGATGATAGAACTGCTGCAGCCTTCATGATAGACTGATAATCAGTATCTTGCAAGGTGAAGGAATAATCAACTTGTGTTAGTTTGATTTCTTTGTCTGGTGCAGCAACAATGGTGTCTTTTGAAGCCTTACGATACTTCAATTTATTACGACCTGCTTTGAAGATAACATTAGATGCATCAAAGTCCAAATCAACATCACCACTGAACATGGAATGAACAGACAAGAATTGGTTCAAATCATAGACACAGAAGTCTTCAGGAAAGTCATCTTTCAAAATGGCCTGTGCAAGGACAGATTTACCAGTGGAGATTGTGGTAAGTTTGTTACCTTTTCTGAACTCCAAATTCTGGTTGATTGATGAAAAGTTTTTAAGTACGCTCAAGGTTTCTGTTGATAGTTTCATTTAGTTTCTCCATTATGTAAAGTTTCTTTAGAATAGATTATATCATGTTCATAAAGAAACATCAAGCAGCACATAGCATGTGCTAAGTGATGAATACCGGATTCCGGATCATCTTGTTCGCCACGTTTCCAAGCCCATACATGTCTTTGTAGTGCATCAAAATACCTACGCTTAGAATCTGGAACTTTTTGCCAGTTGTCACGTTCATATTTCTGTGCACCAAAGGTAAGAACCTTTACGGTTTCTTCTAGTGCAAAAGGTGGCAGTAAACCATATTCTAGTTTACCACCATCAAACTTGCGACCAGGTTCTAGGACTTGAGTGGACACAGCAACCGGAACATTGATAACCGGTGTGTCATCGTCACTGTTGCGATATCCAGTATCAGTCATTACATTTCTCCAACGTAGTTTGCAACAGCAGGCATGTCACCGTGGAAGTGATAGGTACCAATGTGTGCAGTTCTCATCCATGGACACAAGAAGATTTGACCACCCATCTTACGCCACATTTGACAGAACATATAATCTTCTGACAAATAACGGTCTGAACCACCACCAGTGATAGAATCTTTTGTATCAATCACAGTATCAAAGAATGCGTGAATGTAACGTGAACCATCAAAGTGTGCTTGGCCAACGTGATCTGGTTTGTAACGAATCATTGGATATGCTTCTTCCATTTTGGTGAAAACTTCACGTTTAACCATCATGAAACCAGTACCAATTTCTAATACATCCAAAGGCTCCGTTACTGAGAATTGTGCAGTACCTTTAACAGGGTTAAACACAAAGTCACCAACAACCTTTTCTAGTACACCAATATCGATTTCGGGATTCTTTTGTAGTGCTTTAACAGCAGAGCGCCATTTGATTGCTTTCTTGGGATATGGGCCACCAATAACATCTTTATCCAGAGCCAACATTGCGATGACATCCTGTGGATTAAAGTTGATGTCTGAGTCAATGAACAACAGGTGAGTACACTCAGAACGATGGATAAACTCATCGACCAAATAGTTACGAGCACGAGTGATTAGTGATTCATTGAACAAGAATGAGAATTTGACTTGAATGCCATACTGCATACAAAGTCCTTGTAAGTCCAAACACGCTTTCATGTATAGACCGTGATTCATACCACCATACATCGGGGTGGCAACGAAGATACTATACTTTCTTAGTTCTTCTGTTTTAATTGAAATTTCCATGCGGACTCCTAAAAAGTGTAAACCATTATTGACAAAACCGTATAGAATTGTCAATAATGGTTTACGTTAAGTTAATTAAGCAGTCAAGGAAGCGCCAGCAGACAATGCAGTGCGAACCAATGCTTTAGTTGGTGTACCAAGACGATACACGTTGATTTTCTTACCGTTAACTGTTTTGGTGTTTGTGTAGATGCAGTGACCTTCTTTGCGAAGTTCTTCAATACGTGCAGACACATTTTGAATACCAAAACGGCGTTGTGCAGCCTTAACGGTGAAAGTGTTGTAACCCTCTGTTTGCTTCAATGCGTTCAAGATGCGGGTTTTTGCGGATAGATTGCTCATAATATAACTCCTAATAATTTAAAAAAACTCTCTTGCGAGAGAATCAACATCATACTATTATGTATGTGAGATGTCAAGCATATTTGCGGTATACTTGAATTATCTGCCAACTTGTGGCAAATATTTGGCCTTGGTTTCTTCCCAGGACAAATAGATTAGGTCATCATAGAATAGGTTTTCATATGATACCGTATTTTTCTTTTGTAGTTGCCGAATTCGGCCTTTGGCGTATTTGGTTTTCCAAATGTTTGCTAACGTTTCTTCGGACGTATCAAACGATTTAACCAAATCAGCATCTCCAATTTCTTTGCGGAGATATTCATTTGTGTTATTGTACAACGGAGAAAAGTAAATTCCACGTTGATGTTCTGTGCGAATCAATTCTTTTGGAATACCAAGTTTAGAATATGCAAAGTTCAATGAACGATTCTTGTGGTCACGTTTCAGTGGAAGTCCTTGCATGTTTTTTGCTTCCCACCACTCAAAGTACTTTCTTGTGTGGTTTTCTTTGATCCATTTGTAGACCATGTTAGCAGTTGTGCGCTTAGGCTCAAAAGCAACAGACCCACTAGAAAATCCCATCTTCTGCCAATGTTCCAAACCATCATATTGAGAAAGCCCACCGGCTTTGGTCTTTCCGTAGAGTGACGTTGTAGTAACGCCAACAAGAGTGTCTCCATAACGAACCTTCCAATCTTTTTGAACTGTGTCAGCAAGGCATAACAATGCCAACAATTTACCACCCATGTAATTATACCCAAGTGGTTGCAAAGGCACAATCGTAGAACCAATTGCAGTATGGTTAATCATACCTTGTTGTGTCTTAACATCTCTAGACCAACCAATTGCATTGTCTCTAGGAGTCAAGTCTAGAAAATCGGAAGAGATACAAATAACACCGAGATACTTACCTGAACGTGCATCAACAACGGTGTAAAATAGATTACGACCGATGTTAGAATTGTTCTTCATTGTAGACGAAAATGTACGAATGGCATTCCATGTTTCTGCCAATTCACCATTATATAACTGTAAAATTGGTTCCAGTTTTTCATAGTCATCTGGTGAACTAGGCATCCAAAAGTTTTTCTTAACTTTTTGGATGATTGCCTTTTGTTCCAGGTTAAGCATTTCAGGCGTTTCACCCAACATCTCCGCCAAAGGATTAGTCTGACCAACAGGATAACGTTCTTTAACTTCACACCACTTTTGATATAGTGTGTATTCTTTTACGTCCATCTGTGACGCATATGTCAAATCTGAAATGAGTGTGGACTTTAATTCGTCCACATCAATATGTTCATGAGTGGAGTTGTTTTCCTGCCACTCATTCCATTGTTTTTCAACGTGCTCTAACGGAGTTTTTGCCATTCTTTTGTTTCGCTTGTTTCATCATAAGTGCTTGATATTGAGCCATTTTCCTAATAACCTTGTTTCTCTTATCGAGTCCAGATTTTAGTGCCAATGGTTTCACACGGTCAGTATACACTATTCCGTTCATATGGTCAAGCTCATGCAAGAAACATCGTGCCGAAATACCAACATATTTTGTGGTATGTTCAACTCCGTGGAAATCTTGGTATTTTACCGTAATTTCTGCCGGCCTGGTAATGCGTAGACCTAACAATGGGAAAGATAAACAACCTTCTAGCATGTGGGATTCACCAGAAGATTCGATAACTTCAGGATTAAAGTGTGCTACATAATCATTGCCGGCACCCATAACAAAAACACGATGACGGAATCCACATTGGTTTGCGGATAATCCAACACCATTATTCTTCTTACAAGTTTCCACAAGAGATGATGCAAAGTCATTTGGATTAACGATTGCATTATCAAAGTCAAAATGTGGCATAACTTCATGTAGAATTGGATCATCAGGAGAAACCAAGTCAAACGTTTCAATATTTTCAACTCGTGCTGGTTGTACGGTTGTTAATGCATCTGAGGTGTCAATCTTAAAGACACCATCAATCAATTTCATTTCAGTCATTTAGTCACCTGTGAGAAGTTATTCTTCTTTTCAAATTTAATAATGGACCTAAACTTTTCAAAAAGTTGGTCACCCTTGTGGCTGATAACAAATATATTTGTATCGTTGCCCATTTCATGAATCAATTTTAAAAATTCATCTGTACCTACACTATCTAGGCTCGAATCAAACACTTCATCCAGTATCAATAGATTGGTATTTGTCGAGTTCTTCATCTTAGCAATTTGTCTCCATGTAAACAGTAATGCTAAGTCAATACGCATCTTTT